AATTCTGCTTCCTGCGGTAATATTTTATTGTTTTATCTATAAATGTATTATTCATATCTTTTCTTTAGCTATACGCACTTTAAAGTGCTTTAAAATTAAATTCTGTTTTTATTTTCCTTATTAATTTCCCTTATAGCCCAATCCCAAATTACTTCTTTTATTTTTTTGATTTGCTCGGATGTAACATTTTCTTCAGTTATTTCTTCTTTTGTTATTTCCATTAGATTGCTTTTTGCTTATCACTTAAACTTATATCAGTTTCAGTATTATCGGTAAAAAAAATTTCTGGTTTTATATCTAAGATTTTACATATTTTTTTTATTATCTCGTAATTAGGTTTATTAATACCGTTAATCCATCTACTTAATTGGGTCTCATCTACACCCAATTGCTTTGACAGCCATCTTTGCTTTAAGCCTCTTTCTCTTAATATTTCTTTTAGTTTATACATTTTTCTCCTAATACTTAAACTTATATCAGTGTAAGTGATATTTTGGCTAATGTCAAGTTTTTTTTAAAAATTTTTAAATTTTTGGTATATAATGATTACTATGACTGATATAAGTATAAATAAAGAATATACTAATAAGGATTTTGGCGATGCATTAAAAGAGCTAAAAGAAAGAAAAGGCCTATCGTATATGCAAATTGCAATAAAATCGGGTCTATCAGATAGTTATTTAGTATTGTTAGTTCAGAAAAAGGCTCTACCGCCAAAGGATAAATATATAAAAAAGATAGCAAAAGCTTTTAACCTAAAACCGGAATACTTTAAAGAATATCGCCAGCGCAGATTAGCAGAAAAGCTTAATACTCTTAATTTTCATAAAGAAAGTTATGATGTTCCGCTCTCTAATGAAGAAATAGAATATCTGAAAAATATAATTGATGAGCATTTTAGAAAGAGAAATAAATAATTTTTTTAATGTAAATTGCGGAATATAAGTATGAAAGGAGATAACTTATGAAAATTAAAAAAAAGTTATATTTTAGTATCATTTTTCTTATTTTAGCATTAATTTTTAGTTTTATATCCTGCTCACCTGATAGTAGTTCCAGTGGTAAAGTTGAAGAACTCCAAAAAGAATTAGAAAGTAAAAATCAAGTTATAAGAGATCTTGATAAAGAACTTAAAGCTGTAAAAGAAGATTTACAACGAGTACAAGGTGAATTAGATAAAAAGCTTGCTGAAGAAGCTGAAGAGAAAATCGAGGAAGAACCAAAAGCGCCGCAAGAATTTAGAATAGGTGATGAGATTTTATTCTTAGATTCCTATACAGGAGAAGAGGTTTGCTCAGTAATAATACATTCTGTAGAAAACTATACTGATTATGATAAATATTCAGCTCCTGATGAAGGGAGAAGGTTAGCAGTATTAGATGTTGAAATCCAAAATTTAAGTGATGAAGTTCATGGATATAATGGACTTAATTATGCTCTAAGAGATGCAGACTCTTATAGATATGATAATGCAGCTTGGGGTGGTAAAGAACCAAGATTAGGAGCAGGTGATTTAGCTCCTGGAGATAAAATGAGAGGATGGGTAACTTTAGATATACCAGATGATATCACGATGGTTGAAATACTTGCCTCTCCCTGTTATTGTGATCCTCCAGCAGTAATAAAATTAGTACCGCCCCTTACACCAGAGAGCTAATTAACAATCATGAAAAGGTTATACGAACTATCCGAAAACGAAAACATAGATGTAATAGAAAAATACTTGCCCTATAGGATAAAGGGATTTTATTTCCGGAAAGGTAAATCTCAGCTGATCTGCCTTGAGAAAAGATTAACCTATATAAACAAAAGAATAGTATTTGCTGAGGAGCTCGGGCATCATTTTACCTCTTTTGGAAATACATTTAATTTATCAAGACCTGACTTTGTAACTTTAGGTAAAAATGAATACTTGGCTAGAAAATGGGCAGCTGAGTTTCTGATTCCTGACAGAATATTTAAAAAGACTATCGGAAGGGATTTTTGGGATTTGGATTTGAGTGATATAGCGGAAGAGTTTGGGGTGACCAAGGAATTTTTGGAGTTCAGGTGGAATGTATGGGTGAATAAAAAATACCTTAAATAACATGAGAAGATTCATAAAGACTAAAAACTTAATTGGTAGAATTAAGGAAGAAAGTGGCATAATTCTACGTGGTGGCTGTGCTATAGCCTTCATGATTTTTGCTACAATTGGCTTGTTTATTGCTTTAATGGTTGGTGAATATAGAATAGCATCAGCACTGGGTCTATCATTAATTATTAGCATTATATGGACACTAATTTCCTATGCTGTATATAAAATAAGACAAAGAAAACAATATAATAAAATAAGAAGATATTATATAAATAAAGACGAAAAAGATAAAAAGATATTTAAATAAAAACGTAAAGTAAATAAATATTCAAACATGAGATAAAGAAAAATTTTGATGGAAAATTTGAATATTATACTGGTTTTTAACCTTAATCATCATGCGCAAAAAAATAATGTACTCCTTCAAAATTGAAAATGATATTAAAAATTTTAGTAATGATAATAGTGGTGATTACTATGATAACATAGGTTTTAAACCATGAAAACAGTATTCGTATATTATAGATAAAGTTTGGATAGGAAATATAATTGAGGAGGAAAAATGAAAAAAGCTCAAAGAAGAGGATATAGATACGAAAAGCAACAAGCAAAAAAACATGGAGGTAAGCACATAGGCGGACCTGGGAAACCTGATTATACTCGAGGTGAAATAAAAGTGGAAGTCAAAGATTGGAAAGAACGAGTTCACAGCGGAGTAGTAAAAGATTCAGCAAAGAAAGGAATAAAAAAAATAATTAGTAAAAGTGGTTTCACTGAACCAGCAATTGAATTAGCAAGAAAAAAAGGGATAGAACTTGAATCACGAGGTAAAAAGAAAACATAAAAACTATGCTTTTATAGATGGGAATAATTTACATTTAGGTATTCAATATCAAGCATGGCAATTAGATTATAAAAAATTTAGGCTATATTTGAAAGATAAATTTGATGTCGTAAAAGCATATTATTTTATAGGATATATTCCTAGAAAAAAAACTCTTTACAAAGAATTAATAAAATATGGATTTATTTTAAAATTTAAGCATATAATCATCAATAGGTATGGGGATACGAAAGGCAATGTAGATTCTAATTTAATACTTTATACTCTAACAAAAATAACAAATTATGATAAGGCAGTAATAGTTGCGAGTGATGGTGATTATTATTGCTTAGTAAAGTATTTAGATAGAGGTGGAAAACTATTACGCTTAATAATACCTGATAGATATTATTTTTCTAAACTTTATAAAAAGAAGAAATATAGAAAATATCTATTTTTTATGAATGATATGAGATTTAAACTTTCATTCTAAAAAAATGATAGGTGATGATAAAGGACAAAACCTTTATCAAGACCTATCGATTTGATCTATAATTTTCGGGAGTTTATTCTACAATTATATGAAATATTTGTCAAACAGTTTTAAAATATTTTCAAATTTTAAATAAATATGATGAAAACAGCCTTTGCATACCACAGATATTCAACCGAGATGCAGAGAGACAGTTATACTCTTGAAGCTCAGCGGAGTATTACAAAAAAGCTTGCCGAAAAGCATGAAATAAAAATAATACAGGTTTATGAAGATGAGGCAGTATCGGGAGCTACTATTGAGAAAAGACCATCAATGTTACAGCTTCTTGAGGACCTCCCTAAATTAAAACCCGATTACTTGATTGCTACAGACCAGGATAGGCTGTCCAGAGGCAATGATTTTTGGCTACTAAAAAATGAATTGGCAAAATCAAAGACCTCTATTATCACCGAAAAGGAAGGTATAATTGACCAGTCCGATATAACAAAAGACGCTCTCTCGGATATGATAAATATCTTCTCAAAATTGGAACGGCGCATGATAGGCAGGCGTGTATCAAGAGGAAAACTTCAGAAACTTGAAAATGGAGAATATGAAGGCGGAGATGTAATTGGATATATAAGAAAAGATAGAAAACTTATAGTAGACCCTATCCACTCAAAAAACGTAAAACTTATTTTCAGTTTATTCTATGAGGGTATGACTGTATCAGGACTTTTAAAATATCTATATAAGGCTGGAATAAGAACTCCAAGAGGCAGTGTGTATTGTATAAGAACCGTTACAAGATTACTCCAGAACCCAATATATATCGGGATGATAAGAACAAATGGCAAAGTCGTAAAGGGTAAGCATAAACCCATAATAGATAAAAAAATATTTGACAAGGTAAATAAAAAAATTACCATAGCAAGAAGGGTTAATCCTACAAGGCCCTCAAAATTTCTTTTAACTGGGTATATAAAATGCGGAGTATGCGGTCGGGGGATGAAAGGTAATATTGATTATGGTTCAAAGATGGTAAGGGAAAAACTTAGAAGATATAGGGGCGGTTATTTTTGTTATGGAATTGTATATAAGGCCTGCAAAAACAAAATAACTGCAAGAATTGATGATTATGTTATGAATGAGATTAAAGAGAAAATAAAAAAGTTTAAGATAGATTTTGAGGACGGGTTTTCAGAATACTTGAAAGAGTTCAAAATGGATAAGGAAAATTTCAAAAAAGAGATTGCAGAAATTGACACTAAAATGTCAAGGTTACTTGACAGCTACCTTGCAAAAATAATCGACATTGAAACTTACAGAAAAAGAAACAGTGAACTTAAATTTGAAAAGGAGCAGATATTAAGAAGGCAAAAACAAAAAGATGATACCGACCTGCAAAGCGATATATACGAATTTATAAAGAATTTTGATATAGATAATATCTTAAATATTGATTATGAAGCTAAAAGAAATTTAATTGATATATTTATAGGTAAAATAGAAATAAAACCAGCAAAATACCAGGGGTGTAGAAATTATAAAGATAGAGTAGTAATACATTGGAACTAACTGACAATCACTGTAGTAATTGTCAGATAGTATTAATGTATAAAGGGAGCAGATACATAATACCTACCCCCTCAACACAAGGTTCTACCCTTGCTGTGGTTATTTTTTTATTTCAATTTCTAATTCCTTGAATTTCCCGTAGATAGAGGCAACCGCCTTAGTAGTTATAGCTAACCAGACTACACTGGTAATTGATGTCAAGGGTATTATAGTTTCTAGTCCAATTTCATAGCCTAAAAATTCCACCAGGTACGGTATGCCAATATTTATTGCCGCGACTGAAGACCAAATCAAAATATACGGAAGAAGCCCAGACTTCATAAAGTTTAAAAACTTCTTCCAGTCAAATCCTCCAAATTTTAGCCTTATTGCAACCGCTAGAATAAAGTCAAGTAACATTAGTAAAAGAATTACAATAAAACCGATTATTAAGCTCTTAAATATTATTAACATTTTTCACCTCCTTTAATATTTAAATACTGTAAATCCATTTCTCATATCACAGTGTACAAAATTCTTTTTTAGGTTAATTCCAAAGCCTTTAAAATCAGTTAGCTTTGCAACGTACACTGCCAAGTCATACGGACACATTCCGTTTACTCTTATATCAACAGCTAACCCCTGAGTATGATAGCTGTTTTTTACTCCCCCCACATATTTATTCCACTTTGGGGTTCTGTATCCAGAAGTAATTATAATCGGTGAGCCGATATAATCCCTGACTATCTGAAGTTCCTCTGCCATATCTAAAATTCTGTGATAATATTTTGATGGTGGTTCTATTGATTTTAAGCCGTGTATTATATCACCGCTCCAGAATTCTCCCCACGTGAAATTGTCAGTAAGTTTATCGTTTTTATTCATTGCTTTTCTACTTCTCATAAGCCATATAAACCTGTAGTTTAGTTTTCCAGTATTCAGGTTTAGATGATTTTATAATTAAATCAAAAGTTGTATTCTTCCCAATAATTCCATCAACTAAAAGATTATTTGCGCTTTGGTATTCCTTTACTTGGTGTTCTGTTAAAACTCCAAAAATCCCGTCATAACCTCCTTCATTTTCAAATCCATATTCTTCTTTTAAGATTTCCTGCAACCATAAAACCTGATTTCCTCTTGAGCCTTTTTTTAATACATTAAGTTTCATATCATCCTCACTTTCTGGTATAAATATATTTGGTTTAGGTGCTTTAGCTTCTATTAGATTTTTCCATTCTCCCCAGTATGGGCTTCTTATATTTCCATTAACTAAAAAGGAGAGTCTGTTCCATTTTTTTACGTGCTCTAAAATTGAATCTGGAAATGCGGAATAATCCAGATTGTTAAATACATTACAAAAATTTTTACATCCAATTCTTTCTGCATGATAAAGCTGGGACTTAAGTAATTCCCAGCCTCTAGAAGTTGAAATGTCATCATAAAATGCTTCCGTGCAGTCTATAGGTTTATTTGTCCACCGCCTTGCTGTATTTGTCCAGTATTCTGTTTTTTCTTTACTATCACAGCTACCCTGAATATGTATATTTAAAATATCAAATTGTGCATTTGCTAATATATACTGATACATACCTCCTTTTGCCTGTGCAGTTATAAATTCCTCATTACCCGCACCACATAAGAAACCATATTTTTTAACAATCGGATAAGCTATATTAATTAATTGTGTATATTCTTCTTTACTGCAAAATTTCATAGGCTCATTTACTAAAGAGATATAACCATTGTACCTACCCAGCCCCCATGATTTTAAATTCTTGCAAGTATCCTCTATAAAGTAAGACCATTCACTGCCATTTGGGAGATATCCGCTACCATCGTTACGGTTAATACAAGGAGTTACAATTAGATAAATACTATTTGCAATTGCATATCTAGAAACTTTATCCCAATCTGACCATGAACCTATAAATCTACGTGTCTCAACTACTTTCCCTATTGCCATTGAAAGGTTTAAGGTACAACTTGAACCAATTCTTATACTCATAATTACCTCTTAGTTTGCTATCCTGTTGACCTAACAATAAGAGCCCCAATAGCTGACCCTATTCCGCCTGAAATTAAGGCAGTAAAACTTACAATTGTGTAAAATTTGATCTTCATATTCGTAAGAGCGGGCTCAATCTTATTTTCAATCTTATGATTAATGCTGTTCATATCGTTGCAGGTATTCGCTAATCTTTCCCGTAATACCGGATAATCTGCTATTGACCCGTTTATTTTGTCCAGCCTTAAAAATATTTGTTTAATGTCTTTTCTAATTTCCACTATTGCGAACAGTATCTGATTTGTTTTGCTTTCCTTTGCCATTTACCCCCCCCAAATAAAAACCTCCCTTTTAGGAGGTCCTTTTTATCTAAAAACTTTACCTTTAGCTTCTGATAATACTAAGTCTTAATAATATAATTTAACGTGATATAAGGCTGTAAGTTATTATGCGCTTGCCCTCCACCTGTTGAACTGGTACTATGTCCAGTTTCAGTATCACCACTTGATGTAGTGTCTCTTGAATTTCTGTTAAGAGAACCAGAAGGGTCTGAATAACTATGTTGAACGTGTTTATGAGAAGGCATTTCATCAACTGTTAACGTGTGTGTTTTTTCTCCACCTGTTTCTCCCAATGTATCAAATTCTGATTGTGAACTATCTTTACCAACAGGAACTTTTCCCTTTAAATCTGGAAGATTAAAAGTAGTAGAACCATCACCAGCACCATAAGTTGTTCCAATTACACTAAATAAGTCAGCATAAGTTGTTCTTGATACTGCTGAACCATCACAAAGCAAGTATCCGCTCGGAGCAGTTGCAGCACCATAAGGAAGTATTACTCCTGGTGGTACAAGTGCATTAACATCTGCTGCTAATACGTCTTCTCCAGTTGCTATTGTCATAATTTATCCTCCCTATCCATTTACAAAACTTACTGTTACTTCAATTGTCCATGTTTCAGTATCCACCTTAGTTTCTCCGCCAGACATAACAAGCCTGTTAAACAAATCTCCACTATCTGCAGAAGCAGTTGCACCATTGCCAAAAAGTCCAAGCTCATAGTGAGTACCATTGCCTTCTGATGTATTCATAAATAGCGATAACTCGATTGACTGATCTTCTCTTGTGCGTAAGGTCAAAGCTTTTCTAAATACTTCTGCTCCCAAAGTAGTATCTGTTACTGCTGCGGCTGTACTGTCCGAGCCTAAAGCAAGGTATGTAATTCCTTCAGTAAAAGAGGCATTATCAATTAAGGCATTGCAAATTAGCTGCAAACCAACATTGGTTACAAGATTAGTATAGATTTTCTTTTCTACTATCTTGCCAGTTTTAGCATTTCGTTTAGTAATAAGTATTGTGCCTTTTACTTTTATATTTCTTTCCTCTTCTGATAGAAGCACGTTTCCGTTCTTTCTTATTTTCTTTAGTTTTCTTTTTCTCATTTTCTATTTATCCCCACTGTCCGAAATCCCATTTAAAACTTCCCCACTTAAATGGTGGGGCTGTGCTTGTCTTGGTATGGCTGTCGGATACATTTACCTGTTCTGTCAGTACCTGTATCTTATCAAGCACTTCATCTTCCCTATCAGCAAGTACATCTGATTTGTCCAGTAAATCCAGCAGCAACTCTGTAAGTCCATACAGCCTTCCTTCAAGTCCGACACTGTATATATGCTTTCCATTAGGCATAATCTTTATCACGACAGAAGTTATAATAAAATCTTCATTTACTCCAAGTAGCGTTGAATTTATATTTTGTATCGTTCCTGACTTTAGCCCTGGTGTCCTCGTGTTGTAAGAAGCTGTCCATTTAGGATTAGCGTATTTTTCAAGTTCAAAATCAGCCCTATCTCTTGCCTCTTCTTTTGTCTTAAGGGAATTGTCTACAATGTACTTCTCCCTTATACCATCTACATCGCCAAGAGCCTTTAAAGCTTCTATAGAAGATAGTTCCTGCCTCCGTATAAGGACAGGTATGTCATACTTGTATGTTATATTTACTGCCACTCCACTACCGGGAGCAGTATAGAATTTTAGTACCTTCTCCTCAAAATATACTAAAGCGTCATAAGTAGTCCCTAAATCATCTTCATCTATGTACCCAGTTCCGATTGCCTGCGATACTCCGTTAACTGTACAAGTGATGTCATGAGGCTTGTAATTTAAGTTGAAAGATTTTAGTGTACCATCTCCAGTTTCATACTGTGTATAACTATCAGATAAGTAAGATCCACCTCTTACGAATATTCTATTTCTAACTTTGCTTAAATCTCTTTTTACTTTTAAATCGCTTACCGCCGAGCTGTCTGTTATGTCAAAAGCCGCAGCATTTGAAATTGCGTCAAAGAAGTATATCTTTTTGTCATAGTCTACATACCAATCATAACCCGTGTACTTACAAATCTTTTTTATACAGTCGCCAATATACATGTAATTAAACTGTATCCTGTCAAGCGTTGCTCCTGTCTCTACATTTGTTACATCAAGTCCGTATCCACTACAGTATTTAGTTACAAGGTCGTTTATTATGTAGTAGCAGGTTTTATCTTCGTATGTTTCAACTGCCCTTCTGTGATACAGAAGTAATGTATAATCCTGACAGGTAATGTTGTATTCTACCCTATTATCATTTATCCTTTTTACTTCCCTACTTGTAATGTAGCCACCAAAAAGTTTGGTAGAGCCTTCTATAACCAGCACCTCAAGCCCTACTTCTGGAGTGTAGGTATTTGGAGTTATGAGTTTAAACTTACAGATATTAATCCGCTGCGTGATATAATCATAAATTTTAAGGCTTGAAAGCTCTACTAAAGAAGATTTATCTGCCCCATTAATCGTAATAGTCATTTATCCTGTCAGAGCTCCCTGCTCATCTAATTTTCGTACAATTATATTTCCTATCCTTTCAGCAAGTTCTTCCTCGTCTCTGTCGTCTGCAATGTAGTTTCCGCTTACATTTATTTTTATAGTATTGCCACTTCTACTATTAAGTCCTGCAAAAGAACCCCTATTTTCTTTTATTGCCCTGACTATAGAAGCTGGGAGTACTGCTTCGCCCTGAAAAATTGGTATTCGTAAATCTGGAGCATACTCATTTTTCCTTGCTAATCCGCCCGATTGTCTGCCCCAAGGACTCCAGGGAGACATGGTTGCAACTCTTGTCTCTTTATAAATCGTAGTAATAGTATTTGTAATGTTTTTGCCACGCAACTTATTTATAGCTTCTTGTAAGGTATCTATATGCTTTCTTACTTCATTTGTGTTATCCGTAAAAGTAATTTGCGGATAAGAATACCCTCCTACTTCAATTCCTTTTTTCTTTATTTCTTCAAGGTTACTTTTAACCTCTTTAGTTGTTGTAGATGTACTATCATCCATAAATTCTATGAAAGTACTCCAACTTTCTTTCATATGTTCGTAACCTTCAATGGTGGTATCTTTTAAAGCCTGCATCATTAGGTCAACATGTTCAAATTCTTTTTGCCCCTCAGTTCCTACAGATATAAACCATAATCCCAATGCTCCTAAGAATTCAATTAAAATTGCAATGGAGTTAGTTATTGTTCCTACTACAAAATAAATAGTATCCCCAATTGCTTTAAACCAGACAGCTATTGTAGCAACTGTTTGGATAGATCTTCCTACAGTATTAATAAATTCTTGATACTTCTTATCTGCACCTGTTATACCTGAAGAGCTATCACCAATTAAAATCCCGAATGCAGCACCTAAATCCTTAATTCCTTGTTGTATCTCTGAATAGTCAGCTTCTTTTACTATAGTTATAAAGTTTTCTATCTTTTCAAAAGTGCTTTCAGCAAGTCCTATTATTTTATCCCAGTTCAGCTCTAAGAAATTCCTAAATTTCTCTGTAGCTTCTCCTACCCAGCTTTTTAATTTTTCAAATGGACTTGCAGTCTCTCCAATTTTTTGTCCGAAAGGTCCTATAATATCAGAGCCTTTAGTGAACCAATCCACGAGTTTTTTCAAGGTAGGTATTAATGCTTCTCCTACTTTTTCTTTCATATCCCCGAAAGCATTTTTCATCCTCGCTATCATACCTGTATAGGTTTCGCCCTGTGCTACTGCCTGCCCGCCAAATTCAGTGTTTATCTCCTCTATTACTGCTCGCCAGCCTTCACTCTTGAGCTTGTTCTCATCAACGATAATTCCATAGCGCTTAAGCATTCCAGTTTCCCCAACCATAGCTTTACCAAGCAAAATTGCTGCAGATTGCAAGTCCTGCCCTGTAGCTGCTGCCAAGTCAAGCGTTGCCTGAGTTGCAACCTTTATCTGTTCCTCGCTCAACTTAAAAGTAGCAAGCATAGCTTCAACACCGATAATTGTTTCATCTCCATACATTGTTACATTCTGCAAAGAAGAAGCATAATCCTGTAACGCTTTTGATACTTTTTCAGTATAGTTACCTGTTGACTTTAAAGCAGTATCAAGTTTTTTAATCTGTAGTTCCTGGAATGCTGCTGCCTCTGTAGAGCTTTTTAAAAAACTGATAGTTTTTTTCAGTGCAGCAGAAAATATATCAAAGCCTTTCTTAGCTAAGAATAATGCGCCACCCGCTATAGCCATTTTCTTTAAGACGCCGCCAAGTTGAGATATAGCGCTCTCCGTCTTTTTGGTGGCGTTTACTGCACCTGTTGACTTGCCATCAATATTAATTATTATTGTCTCTTTAACTGCCATTAATTTACCTCTTGCTCTTTTATCCTTCTTACCTCATCAGCCCAGTCAAGACGTTTAGCACTTGCAATTTTGTTTTGGAAAGTACTGATCTTCTGACTTTGGTAGTACCTGTCCATATAGTCAATATAGCCAAAAAATCTTGTAATAGGCATTTTCCATTTGTATTCTTCGTAGTCTTTGTTGTAGAACTTATCAAATGGTGCGACGATATCTATCCAGGCTATTTTTTCCTTTTTGCCCTCGCCTTTGCTCTCGTTGCCTTCTTTGGAAGGCTTTGCTGGTTTTTTGAATCAACTACCCCAGATATTATTTCTGTATAGCCTTCAAGAAAATTTCCAACTGCAAATTTTGTAAGAGATTTTTTGAATTTGTCCTTGTCTATGTCATTGCTCAGCGATATTATGAGAGTTACAAAATCTTTTACTTTATCCCAACTTTCCTCACTATCAAGTTTTAAATCCTGTATTTCTATGAATCTTCTATACGCTTCTACCGGTGGATCTGCCATAATCTTATAAGTTTTGTCTCCAAAGCGAACTTCTATTTCCTTATTCTCAAATCCGCCCATATCTATTACTTGTTTCATTTACCCTCCTATATGTAAGCTGCTGCAACTGCATTCTTGCAAGTCACAGTTATAATCTCAGAAGCACTTTTTACTGCTTTGCTTTTGATATCAAGAAATACTGCTTTAGGCTCCGGGTCTAAATGTTTTTCTGCTCCTAAGTGTTTTAAGGCTGGAATTTCAATTTTAAATTGTTTTAGATCGGCACCACTTCCGTAAGTAAGGTCAATTGTCAAATCTCCATCATCTAAGACATCCGTAAGGGCACTACCACCAGCAAAAAGGATATCTTTGTATTTTGCATTGTCTTCATACTTAAGTCTCATTGCTACTTCGATATCAAATGCAGTCTCCAGCATATCGTCTATCTTATAGCTTATAGTCTTTATCTTCTCAAGATTTCTATTTATCGTGATTGTAAATGAATTAACTATAGTTACTGCCCCGCTATCAAGTGTATAAGAACCCGTATCAAAAAACATAAAAGGCTCATTTGTTTCATAGCTCGGGCTTGCTGCACTTTCTATTGTGCTGTCAATTCCAAAAAACGAGCAGTCTATAAGAACTGGATTACCGCTTTCTCCACTTATTACGAGCTGATTTAATTTACAGTCTGAAATTCTTTCTGCGTCTGTTAGCTTTCTTTCAATAGAAAGCCAGGGTATAGTATTTGCTCTTGTTATAGTATGCGTGTAGGGTGCTTCTGTCCCTGATATACTATCTGCTCCAAGTATCATTGCTAAAAGAAACGCCCCTATATCTGGTCTTGCAAATGTCTGAAACCCGCCATCTGGTGCATGGCCAGTCTTGTAAATAGCGTCAAGCTCTTCATCTCCATTTAGTGTTCTAATTTCTGAAACTTCCTGATTTTGTACTATACTCTCTGCTGCTGCAAGCCTTAAGAATTTCGTTGGTGCAACGCTTGTTCCTTTAGTTGTTTGCTTGCCAATACCTAGGTATCCATCACTACTTCTTACCCCCATTATTTTTCACTCCCTTTCGTAACAATTTCAAAATCTGACCTAGCTTCTGCTTCCTCAAGTGGCATTTCTTCTACCAGGTCTCCATTTTTTACAATTTTTTTCTTAAAATCAGGAAAGTAAACCTCTTCTCCCCCGATGTATTTTGGTATTTTCTTTTCCTTTCCTTTCATCAGTCAAATTCCTCCTTTGTCGCAATTAATACAATTTGTATAAGTGCGTAAGTTCCTTTGCTTGACATTTCAAAATCACAATCCACACTTTCTATGGTGTGATAAAGACAACTACCGTTCAGGTCAGGCTTTGCAAACAGATCATCTACCATGTTCAAGGCTAAATCTTTTTGTATGGTTTGTACTTCTACCTCATCATACATATATATGCTGGTCGTCAAAATAAAGCGGTAATTTACAAACTTAGAGTTTACAGTAGCATTTTCGTAAGTTGCCCCCTTCCAGAATATGGATAAAGTTGTATGCTTATCCAAATATCTAGGTAAATACTTTACTACCTGATCAACCCTTGCTTTAAGTATTGTCTCTATTTGGTTTACTATTAAATCCACATTGCTATCTGCCATTTCATACCCTCTCTAACATTTCTCTGAATGTTTTAGAAAAAATTTCTATTACATCTTTTCTGCTTTTGCTTATAGAAGAGGAAACATATCTTTTTGGTTTTATTCTTACTGCCTTTACAAATATATCTCTCCCGCTTTCCACCCAGTGCAAAAACTTACCTTTTTTAGGTCTGATATATGCTCCAGTCTCATGTGCTTTTGCTCTCGGAAGAGTTGAGGTCATTTCCCTTGACCTTACATTTTCCCGATAGCTTCGTATCATTTCCCCTGTCTTTTTTGGAGTTTTGGGATTTTCTGACATTACCTGCTTTACACGTTTAAAACTTCTATCAACTGCTATGTCAAGATATTTTTTATATATAGGGTCTGGACTTTTTAAGAACCTCTCAAAGCTCGGGTCTATTTTAAGTTTTACGTTAAATTCCATCCTTTACTTCCCGCACTTATAAGGTGCAAGCATTATTCTTATATCCCACGGAATATTGGCAAATGGGATACTTCTTGCAGCTTCTTCTCCAACTTCAGGGGCAAAGTCAACATACTCAGCTTTATATGCTCTTGCAACCCAAGTTTTTAAGGCAAGCTTAAGCGGATTTGGGACTGCCACCCTTGTTGCTCCATGACCTGCTGTATAAGTTATGCTTACATTCTGGTTGTCCTTAGTAAATATACTGCTATCAAGTCTTATGAATCCCTCTTCTTTGTAGATAGAATAATCATCACTTGAGACTGTTTCATCATCTACGGAAAGTGAAGATACCGAAGCTATAGGATAATGCTTTAGAAACAGAGTATCTGTGCCATCACCATCATAAGTTTCCGTATATTCCGTATTGATACAGGTAACGCCAAGATAATCCTCAATCACATCATTAAAGCTATCAAGCAAGGATTCCAGAAGACTATCCATAGCTGTTTGTCCATCAGGGATATTTAGAAATTCTCTCATATCTGCAAGTTCTACTATTGTGGAATCATCTACTGCCATATCAACTCCTAAGCTATAATTATTACAAATGTACCGGTTTTTGTGTCTCCCCCGTTTGAAATTGTTACTTTTATTCTCTCTGAAGCTGCAATAATATAATCTTCCACTGGCTCGCCTGAACCAGCATACAAGGAAGCTGTCCCTGCTTTATCGTGAGTTGGCTGACGGGGCGATATAGTCTTAGAAGCATCCACATTATCTTCAACCCATACATCCTGTCCTGTATCCTCTGTAGTGATACTGAAATCTACTCCAGTATCAAATCCGCCAGAACCGGGCTTCGTGTAAATTATAGTCATAATCCTTCCAGTAACCACCGGGCTGTATTCCGTAGCATTGCCGCTTGCGTCAGTTGTAACTGTAATCGTATGAGCTTCTGCATAAGACATACTACTTCACCGCCTTACTGCCTTTTTTGCTTCTTTTCTCCAGCTTGACATTTATAGTTTTCTCTTTTGGCTTTACCGTTGCAGTCTCAATTTTTTTGCTCCTGATAAGCTCTGCATAACCAGCTTTAACAAGTTCATCTGCAAGCTTGCTATCAACAAGTACCACCTTGCCGGGATTCAGAATACCTGCAGGAGAAGCTGCAAGAGTAGAGCCCATTTTAATTTTTACTTTCATGACTTGCTCCTTAATCAATTTTAAATTTCTCGCAAAGGGAATAATGCTGCATTGTTAATTTTTTCTGTTTATTCAGTTTCTTTAAGCTTTCCACAATTATATCAGTAGCCTTCTCGCCTATTTTAATTTCTTTATTTTGCTCAATATCAGTCTTCCATCTAATTGAATTATCATCTTTTTTAAACTGATATTTTCTATGTTCCAGCTCTGTAAAGGATAGGCTGTCTCTTAAATCCTTTATGATTTTAAGAGTAGTAAAATCCCCTTCACGAGGCAAAATACTGAGTAGCATCAACCTTTCAAAAACAGAAAGCTTCATATAATACTCCTTCTATGTTTTTATGAAGTTGCCACTAGTCCAAAAGCTTCAAGTACATCAAGTATCGCATTAACCGCTGTTGCATCATCTCCAGAGCTGTCGGCAATATGAGATTGCTGTGGTACAGGGGTTACCCCGAAAAATCCTAGCTCAACTTCATTTGCATTCTGGACTCTTATGACACTTGTGTAGGCCGTACCATCAACATCATATGCCATAATGTCAAGATACTCATTATCGGATGTGGTTGTTCTTATTCCTTTAGCAGTTTTAAACTGCAAAAATACCTGACTATCAATTATTCCATTGCCGACATCAAAAAGAACATAGTCCGCAGCAGCACCGCAGAATATTTTTACGTCTAAATCTTTGGTTCCATTTCCGATGTTAATTGAGCCTGTATCATCTGTTGCTGGAGAAATTTGAAGAAGAGTTCCATTCCAAGTAATAGTTACATCTGACCCATCACCAAACTGAAGAACATCATTATCGCCCAATCTTAAATCCACATCCTCCAGTGTAAGAAGTGTATTGCCTACATCAAAAAGTACATACTTTGTTGATGCCCCCAAAAAAACCTTAACATCCATATCATAAGTGCCATCGCCTATTTCAAACGAATAAGCATCATCTGTCTTTGGATTTAAGGTAATTTTGCTGTTGTCCGCATCATAATCCCAGATTATGTCTTCATCGGAACCAAAGTATATATATCCACCGTCTGCTATTACTTGAGCATCAGCTCCCTGTTTCATATATACATTAGCGTTATAACTTCCCATTTTTCCTTCCTTTCAGTAAAAAGAGAGCAGGCAACTACCTGCTCTCTTGATAGTTTATTTAGTTCCTTCGTCTGGTGAAACATGAGTTTCAACAGTAACTTCATCAGTTACATTGTTATCTATAGGGTACTTTTTAGCACCATATTGAATATATACTGCATCTTCAGCCATCGCGTTAGAACCATCCTTTGTTACTACTACTCTTACATATCTCTCCTGGGGTTTGCAGAGGTCTATTATAAATATCTGGTTATCGTCATCATCTGCTACTGCTATCTTTGTTCCTTCCAAGTCTGCGGCATCAGACAAATCAGATTCAGCCCCCTGCTCGGCATGAATATCACCAGCTGCGCTAGCTGCTATGGTTGCAAATTTGACAATCATTAAGACCCCTTCGTATCCTTTCATGTCAAGAGTTGCACCATTTCTTGTAGCAGTACCGCTTGCATAATCCAAAGCGGTAGTAACTTTTATATTCTTAAGTAAATCCATTGTTCCTCCTAATATTTATTTTTTTACTAAGCTAATTTTACCCGCACAAAAGCTTCCTCTAACACAGGCATTCCGTCACATTCAAGTCTCCCAATAAATCCAGTCTGGTTAGAAGCAGCGTAGAGCTCAACAAGCCTCTGGATAGTCATGTCAAGTGCGTCAACAATCCAGTAAAAAGAGAAATCCCCTAATGCACCAACATACTGCCCAGTAGTAAATGTATTAGGAGCGTACTCACTCATCATAAGAGGAAACCCTAATAATTTATCAGGCTGCCCTACTTGCACTGACTGCTGCCAAATGTACTGACCATCACCATCTTTCAGCTTGGAGATTTGTTTTAGTGCATCTCTATGGAATATCCATTTAGCTTTGGTCCAGTAATTTCCTTTCAGTGTGTACTTTGCTTCTATTAGTCCATCAAACTTAATTGATGTAGTTTCATTGCCTGTAGAAACATCCCGACTGGTGGAAATTCCATCGCTTGAAGCTGTAAATATCCCCAGAGGCTGGCCTGAACCAGAACCGGTCAAAAATGCTTTTTCCTCAGTTATCCCAAATTTATAGGCAAGCCTTTGCTGAACTAAGGCGTCAATGTTTATTGCAGAAGCCCTAAGAAGCTTGTTTGAAACCTTTAGCCTCTTTGCAAGCGGATGAGGGTCAAGCTCTCTCTTTCCAAAATCCATTGTGCTGTCTTCGTCTCCAGTCCCAAGCTCAGATGTCCAATCAGCATCATCAGGATCTGCGTCAAGAGCAGGAGCTCCAAGACTGTCTGCTTTAGTAACTTGTGTTATTGTAGCAAGGGGTCTTATAAATACCTGGTCATCAACCGCTTTTATTAATTTTGCTACAAATTCCTGAGGAGCTACTGTATAGCCGCCTGCCTCTCCAGAATCAGCCTGAAGTGCTCTTTGCTCCGTTAGCTTTCTCAGTTCAGCCCCAACATATCCATTTCTTAGGAATGTACGGAATTGTTTGATTATTTCCTCTTTCTTCTCTGTATTTTTGTCTTCCCTGCTTTCAGGTTCTACTTTTATAGGCTCATTTATAGATTTTTCCAAATCTTTTTCCAGCTCTAACTGTCTTTCCTCCCTTTCGATTTTCTCACGAAGCTTATCTACGTCAGAGATAATTTTTTCATAGTTTGTATTTTCCTCATCAGTCATATCTCTTTTTTCAGCTTCTACTTTGTCCAACATATCTCTTGCCTGCTTTATTAGCTTCGCTCTTTCCTGTCTCATTTTTAATATTTTGTCCATCTTTACTCCTTTTCCATTAGTTCAAGTTTTTTCTTTCTTATAGCAATACGCTCCTGCCATTTGCTTTCCTCTCTTGACTTATTCTCCCGAAGCTCGTCAAGATATTGCCTATATACATCTCCTGCACTCCTGACTTTTACGGAAGTTTTAGGATATGCAGGAAAAGTTACAATTGAAGTATCAAAAAGCCTAACCTCTAACAAAGTTCTTATTACATTATCCGGATCCGAGTTATCCCATAAGTCTTTTATTGTATAAAATCCGAATGAATTCTGATGCAAGTCTCCACGCTTAACGGAGACTATTAAATCCTTTGCCCAGCTTGTTTCCGGTGGCTCTACTTCAAAATATAATCCTTTTGCTTTCTCCTCCAGTTCTAGCGTGCCATTTCCTGTTCGTCCCAGAACATAGTTTGGATCATGATTAAAAAGCATTCTTATATCGTCTTCCTCAAGTGTTTTTGTAAAAGCTCCTTTTTTAATTTTTTCTCTAAAGCCAGCAAGGGGTTCTGAAAGTTCATTAAAGAGTGCTGCATAACCAAAAAGTTTTGGCTTTTCTCCTTCATCTGTTCTAAGTTCAAGTTCTGTAAATGTTCTGATTTCTATTTCTTCAGTCGTGCTTTTAAGTTCTGCTGGTTCTATATCACCGTCTTTTAAGTGTGCTGCAACATGGTTATATACTCCTTTTCTATCCTTATCAGGAATTTTTGTTCCACCTCTTGCTCCATTGAGGATAGCTATAGTAGCCTGACATCCCCTTATATTTGCTGCCCCTATTACTCCATCTGAAGAAACTTCGTGATGGATAAACTTATAAGAAGCCTTAACATCTTTATCACCTTCGGGATCTACCCAGGCAAATGCTTTTCTGTAATAAGCCGCGTTACCGTCATTTTTCAGGTTTGCCTTTGCTTTAGGACCATCCCAGGCTTTATCTGATAGTCCTGTGTGATGTATTCCTATTGCTCCTCGCAATTCTAATATTTTCATACTTCTCTCCTTACCCCATAAGGAGTTACAGATTGCCCAACGCTGCTTCTCGTCTGGATACTCATCATTCATAATCTCGTCAGCCATGCAGCGCTTGAGAAAATCTTTTTTACTTTCATTCTTTTTTGGTTTAGGCAGTGGCAATCTGTTCTCCTTGTTGCATAAAAAAAGCACTCAATTTCTTGAGTGCTAAATATATTTAATTTTTTATAAGCTACCCAGCAGTTATCATACAAACACAACCTCCATGTAAGGGAGGATGTCTAACATTACCCGAAAAGGTAAGTGGCTTTTCTGCCCCTTCTGGCTGAAATGTATCAAGTTTAGTCATAAACGGCTGGTCAATTCCCACAACTGTTCCATCAAGTTCCTCGCAGTAAGGGCATGACTTACTGCCTGTATTATGCCAGACAATCTTTGTAATTCCACTGGTGGCATAAGTGAATAACGATACTGCTCCAGCTATTTTTACTACTTCGTTTAGCCCTGTTTTTTTAGGTCGCTTATCTTCCCATTCTGTAAATCTATCCTCCAGTTGCACAACAGGGTCTAAATCTTCCTCTATTGCCTGTCTTACCACCTGTTTCAGTTGTCCTTTGGAAGATCCAATATAACGTTTGTTAAAAGTATCTTGATATTCCTGCATAAACTTTTCAAGCTCTGCTCCTATCTTATCTTCAGCGTTTATCTCCTCTAATGCTTCCTTGTATATAGCTTCGCTAAAACTTGCAAAAACCGGCCTAATTCTCTTTGTAATAGTATCTGGCATCTTCTCGTAGTATTCCTCAAGAAAGTCATAAAAAGCTATTATCTTCCCACTTCTTTTATCAAATATTGATTTTGCAGCTCTTAGAATATCTGCTTTTTCAATCTTTATTATCCTAACTGTTGCATCCTCAACTAAACTCCTGTAGCTGTCAGAAAGTCTTTTTTTAGTAGAAGCTGAACGAATTTGCCTTGTCTCTACTTGTGCAGGTATCATCTTTTCTTCTTTTGGTTCAGTTGTGCTTCCTGCAGAAATCATATTTAAAGGCATCCAATATATATCCCCACCTTTGGGTATTGGATTCATATTTTCAAGTTCCCTTATATCGTCTGAAGATAGCCAGCCCCACTGTTTGCCAATTGCATATGCTTCATATCTTGATTTAGTATCACCTCTAAGAAGTCCATCTACCAAAAATTCTGAGAAGTAGATCTTCTGTTCTGAAGAAGGATACAATTTAGTATTTATAACTTGCTCAATCCTGACAAGCCAGGGTCTTACTGTATCTACTACAAATTCTATATTTTGTTCCTCAATGTTTGAGAATGTAGCATGTTCCAAATCCATAATCTTATGAGGTTGCACTCTATAAATTCTTGCAATTTCTACAAGCTGAAATTTCCTACTATCTAAAAACTGTGCATCATCTGGGGGTATTGTAACTTTTTCATACTTCATTCCTTCTTCAAGTATGAGCAATCTGTGTGATTTACCAAGTCCTTCATATTTTTCCTTTAGCTGTTTTTTTAGTCTATTATAGGCTGGCTTTGAGAGTTCTCTAGGATGCGAAACTATCCCGCCTAAATTAGTATTATTTCCAAAAAATCTTCCCCCGAATTCTTCCATTGCCAAGCCAAGCCCTATTGCCTCTCTTGCCATTGCAATAGGAGATTTACCAACAGTTCCGTTAAATCCAAGTCCTGGTATATGCAGGATATACTCCTTAGGAATTATTTTTTCAGTGTTATCAGGAAGAGTGTACTTGTATATAAGCTCACCATTCACCCTACTAACTTTCATATTCCAGGGAAGAAGCAGCCATAAAGATTTTACCTTTGCCGCATTATTGTATTCAATCTCGCTATAGAAATTTCCCCACAAAAGCAGGTGAACCATTGCTGTTTCCCAAAAATTAAAAGAGGTCATTTCACTATTTGGTCTCCTATGCAAAATATTATATAGCGAATGTTCTACCGCTCTTTCTTTTCCCCGCTTAAGTCTTCTGTAAGTTATAAGAGGAAGTGAGGCAATGGTTTCCGAGATTACTTTTACACAAGCAAAAACTGCCGTATATTTCATTGCCTTATCTTCGCTTACTCTAATACCGCTTGCCGATTCTGTCCCGCCAAGCCAGTTTGTCAGCCATTGTTTTGCAGTCATATCTCGCTTTTCAAAGAGCTTCGTTATAATTCCCATTTACTTACCCCTCTGTCCAAGCCAAATAAAACCTGCGCCTATAGTTATTAGCGCAGCTGGAGGATAAATTAAGTAAATTCCAGCGAATAACATAACCGTCCCTACAATAATCAATATATCCTTTAAACCTATTTTTCCTTTCATGCCGTTAGTACTCCTCTTCTATCATACACCGAGCCTTCCCCTCCGTGCCTCATTGCTCTGTCTATTGCAAGTATTAAAGCCACAACACCGTCTATTTTCTCTGTAGATTTCTCTTTGTCTGGTTTCAAGTTTCCAGTTGGATCTTGCTTTACCATCACATTGTCCATCATCCAGCGCAAAACCGGATTAGCATTATGATGTACTTTCTTTGAAAGTATTAAAGTTTCAAGCTGTTTGGTAGGTGCACTCATAGAAGCAAATCCCATTCCCGTTGGTATCATCGTCATTCCTTTTTCTGTAAGTCTTTGAACTATCATGTCTGCATTCCACCTATCATAAGCTATTTCCTTTATTTGATATTTTGCTGCAAGCTGGTCAATTTTATTTTCTATAAAGCTGTAATCAATAACGTTTCCAGGAGTAGCATTTATATAACCTTGCTTTACCCATACATCGTAGGGCACTCTATCTTTTTTAACACGGGTAGTCATATTATCTTCTGGTACAAAAAAATATGGCAAAACCTTATAGTTATCTTTAACCGGGAATACTAAAACAAAAGCTGCTATATCATTTGTGGAAGCAAGATCAAGCCCACCATAACAAACTTTGCCTTTTAGATTTTCTTCTACTACTATCCCGGCAGTCTCATCCCATCTTTTTATGTCAATCCAACGTGTCTCTTGCTGTGTCCAGATATTTAGATAAAGCCTTTTAAAAGTATTCTGCAAAGCTGGAGTTTCTTTTGCCTTGCTATATAAAGCCCGCATTTCTTCCAGAGACCGAAAATTACCTAAAGCAGGATTTGCCTTATACCAGGTTTTTTCATTTTCCCAATCATCTCCTTTATCTGCTGCATAAATTACAGGATAAAAAGTTTTATCCTTTATTACTCCTTTCAGTACCTTTTCAGCATAGGCATGTTTCTCCCAGCAGATGGAATTTCTATCATAGCCAGCCGTTGTGAGATAAATTATAAGCGGTTGCTCCCTTGACCCTGTAGAAGTTGTAAGAACATCGACTAATTCTCTGTTAGGCTGTACATGTAGTTCATCTATTATAACTCCATGCGCATTAAAACCGTGTTTTGTTTTTGCTTCCGCCGAAATAACCCTATAAAAACTCCCTGTCCTGTAGTAAACAATTCTCTTCTGGCTGTCTATTACCTTACATCTTTTAAGTAGTGCGGGAGCTTGTTCCACCATTGGTTTTGCAGCATTATAGACTAAGGAAGCCTGATCTCTGTCCCCTGCTGCCGAATATATCTCTGATCCCTTTTCCCCATCTCCAAACAAAAGAAATAATGCAAGTGCTGCTCCAAACTCTGTCTTACCATTTTTTCTCGGTATTTCAATGTATGCTTCTCGGTATTGTCTTGTTCCATCTTTATTTACCATTCCAAATAAGTCTCTTACAATCTTTTCCTGCCAGGACATTAAATTAAATTGTTGCCCGTACCATTTACCTTTAGTATGCTTAAGAGACTTTATGAAGTTTACAGCCCTATCTGCTTTTTCTTTGTCAAACATATCAGCATTAACTACTCCTTAGAAGTTCTTCTAAAGGATCATCTTCTTCCTTTTTATTAGGAAGTGACATTCTCCCACGGGAAGAAGGGGTTAATCCGAACTCTGCCATAAAAGACTGGCATATTTTTAAATATTTTTGAGCTATGCTAACTTGAGGAACTTGCTGCATATACCCTGACTGTGTTTCGAATGCTGTACTATGACTTGATAGATATTTTTCTGCTTCTACGTATCTTGCCCAAGATTGGCAATAACCAGCAAGTGCAGCTCCGTCAACGCAGGTAAGTAGCCCTAACCTTTCTAACTCTGGTACCACTCTTTTCCATTCTTTTTTTGCTTCAGGCAGTAACCACCTGGGGCAATTAGGCGTTATGGGCTTAGGTTTAGGCTCATTTAAGTTAAGAGGACGTTTACCTGGATTCCCTTCTAAAATTTTTAATGCTGTAGGTTTGAACTTGCTCATCTTATAAATTTAATCCCTTTGCTCTCTTTAATTTTCTCATTATCTATTTCCTTTATAGTCACTCTAAAAGCTTTACCACAAAGTATCTGTAATTTTATTATTGCTTCAAGTTCACTCCCTGGAACTTCCATTTGTATTCTTGCACCATCTCCGTTACCATCAATTTTTATAGCTGACTGTATAGCTGGAAGTGAGGCAACAAACGAAAACTCTAAACTCTTAGACAAATTAATACCCCCAATATTTAAACTGCGAAATATTTAAGAAAGCTGAGCGACGCTCTATATATCGGAAGCTATAGCGATTTATACCCCTATGCCCCTTATGCTCCCTTCCTTGTTTTCTTATTGTGATGTTTTACACACAGACCCTGCCAGTTACTTTTATCCCAAAATAAATCCATATCTCCTCTATGTGGTACTATATGGTCTACTACTGTAGCCTTCGTGTATCTTCCTTCTCTTAAGCAATAGGCACAGTAAGGATTATCTCTTAAGAATTTTTTACTCTCCACCTGCCACCTGTAGCCATATCCCTGTTTTGTAGATGATTTTCTTTTGGCTAAGTATCTGTGTTCTTTACAGTATATCTCTCCAGGTTTTATTAAGTTAGGACATCTATAATATTTACAGGATTTTAAGGACTTATAAGGCATTATTACCTTTTGAGTATAAAAAAAGAGCCCTAAAAAAGAACTCTTTTGATTTATATTTAGTTTTTTATATAACTATAGCAAGTATATCAATTTGTAGCACATTTTCTAAAAAATTGCAAATCTGTCAAGTCTACTTATACAGGAGTTATTTTAAGCCATCTGGAAGCCCAAAACCAAGCTTCCTTTCAATCTTGCGTGAAATTCTTATAATCTCTTTTTCCATCTTTATCTTAAAATCAAGCAGATTGATGTTTGTAGGAATTTTTATATCATTATATTTTAATTTTTTGAGTAGAATAAACGTTCCAAACTTTTCTGGATTTTCAACAAGTTCTTCCAACAGATTCATATCTTCAATTAATCTATTTATTGGTTTTCTGCTTTTTCTTCTCATTTATCCTCAAACCCTGGTGGAGTTTCCATTAGCTTCTTCCAAAATTTAAATTGTTTAGCGTTCTTTACCTTTTTAATCTGCTTTCTAGTATATTTTGTACCAAACAAGCTGTTCAGTTTTTCTATTTCCTTGTCAGTTATAAGCTCAATTAAGGTATATTTAAATTTTACTTTGCCGTATTTCATTTAAGTTTTTATAAATTTTTATGTAATCAAGAATCGTAAAAGTCCTGGTTTCATTCTTTTTAGCTTTTAAGTATTCATAATCTTCCGGCCTTTTTTTCCTAAACCATTCCATAAAACCAAGCGGATCCTGATGTGCTGAATATTTCTGCAAGTAGTGGCAGTTAGAGCACAGTAGACAACCATTCCGTAAATCCCACCTTAAAACGAGATTTACTCTTCCTATTATGTGGTGAGCATTATTTCCAAAATTTCCACATCTTTCACAGTAAACTTTTGAGCGTATTATCTCACTCCATAATGCATCCAATTTTCTTTTTAAGTTCTTTTTCTTCATAATAAAAAAGGGATTACAACCTATTAGGTCATAATCCCAATTCTTTCTAATTTTTGATTGGTGATTTATTTAAATTTTGTTAATCTGTTATTTCTATACCTACTTCCTTTATTTTAATTGAATAATTTTTTTCAAATTTGTCTATTTCTCCATTTTTTATTCTGAAAATTAAGGTGGCAAATTTGTCCTTGTTGATTTCTTCTTCCAGTTCATTTATTACTTTATGTAATTGTTCTGTAATTGTCATACTTAATATGGATATTATAATTTTATTTTACAGATTTCAAGCTCGCCCTACTTCCAAGACCATATAGTACATTACCCCAGTATTTTGGGTTTTTTTGCTTTTGGATATAAAACTCAATTTCTCCATCCAGCTGGGATAATAGTTTTTTATATAATTTTTCTACTTCTCTACGTACTTTCTGATGCTCTCTATTATTAGCGATTAGTTTTATTCTGTATTCTTTTGTTTGCAACTTTTCTCCTCTAACTTTTCCTCACTTTCTATTAGTTTTCTTATCCAAACTTCTCTACCATCATTAACTTTACCTAATTTTGCTCTTTTTTCTTCAAAAGGACATTTATCTACATCACAGGGGAAAAATTCTCCAAGCTCTTTATCCATTAATCCACCAAACAAAATTTCCCCACATTTATCAAAACAATACTTCTGAACCAATTCTTTTTGTACTGTATGTATGGCAAATATCTTATTCTTATTCATTTCTCCTCACTTTCTAATCTTCCAAAACAATATCATGTATCTTTATTCTGTTCCCCAACCCTATAAATCGCATTACTTGCTTCTATAATTTCATTATCAATAAAAAGAGGACAATCTCTTCTGTGCATTCCAAAAGTATTTTGTTCACAATATGGACAGGTTTCTAAATTAATATTTGATGATATTTTCATTTTTCCTTGCTTTCATTTTAATATTCTTCATATCTCTGACGCTCTTCCCATTCTGCTTGCTTATATGCTTCCTCTTGGGCTTGCATTTCGGCTTCGTATTTCGCCTTTTCTTCTGCTTCAGCACTATTATATTCTCCCAAGTCTTCATAGAATTCTGCTATTTGATTTCTTTCCTGTTTTAATTCTTTTATCCTATTTTCTAATTCTTTTATTCTATCCTGTACAACTAACTCCACTTCCTCTTCAATTTCCCTTACTATTTCGTTTGCTGTTTTTTGAATAAGTTCATTTACCTGTGAACCCTCCTGTACATCAAATATATCTCTAACCAGCGCATACATTATATTTAATATCCTTTCTTTATTCATTTCTCCTCACTTTCTAATCTTCCAAAACAATATCATGTTTATTCATTTATTCCTCACTTTACTCAGCAAGCCGTGTTATGCTTACTGCTTCCCCATTTTCATTATGTTTATGATTTCTCAATTCCCAAACAGTATCCACCAATTCCTTTACACTTCTCTCTAAACTCTTAACTTCTAATCTAAGACTTTCAATCTTTTCTTCGGTACTCTTCTCATCCCAATATTTATACTTACTTTCTTTCTGGTTATTCATTCTTTCTCCTTTTCTAATAACTCTAATAATAATTTTATTTTAGCTATTAGGGGATTATTATAATTCATATAAAGTTTATGAAGTTGGTTACCGATGTTGTCTCTTATAAATGCTACATAATCTTTATATCCCTCTTTTTGAATAAATATAGAATAATAATCATATTTATTCCTCTTGCATATCTTCACTATTTCCTCATCTAATTGGTCTCCTGTCGGTAGCCAAGTTAAATCTTCTCTTCTGTCCATTACCATAATATTCTTACTAAGTGAGCCTCCATAACATTCAGGTAAAAATGTTTTATACTGGACAATATCTCCAGCTTTAAATACTTTTTTCAATTTCTGTATTCTCTCATCTCTGCATAACTCAATATATTCTTTTGTAAAATATTTCATTTCTCCTCACTTTTCTGATTTTCTTAATTTGTTTATCACTAGATTGTTTATCACCAAATAAAAATTTAACCATATCTCTGGTCCAAGGTACTCCCATTAGCTCTCCTCGCTTTCTTTTAAATTTTTAAGAAATATTTTCTTTTCTTCATCTAATTTCTTAATCCATTCTTCCTTTGAAAAACTTTCTAACCATTCTTTAATTTCCTCATCCAGATTTTTATTCTGTGTCATTATTTCTCATCACTTTCTTTACACTCTTGACATAAAATCTCTTTGTAATCCCTTTCAGACAGTGTCCAGCTATCTGGTACAAATATCTCTTTCTCACATCTACTACAATTTAATATCATTTCCCCTCCAATTGTTTTAATTTTTCATAATATTTTGGTTTAAACTTTGCCAATGTCCTATATGTTAATATGGTCATTTTCCTACTACGAGGCGGTATTTTTTCTTCTTCTTTTTTTGCCTGCCATTCTTTTTCCTGCTGCCTTGCTTTCAAGTCTTCTTCTAATTTACCGTCTACATAGTATCCTTTCCAATCTATGATATCTGCAAGGGTGGGGGTTCTTCGGCAACCCCGTATTACGTTTTTTATTTTCTTTTTAAAATCCTCGTCAGTTAGGTAGTTACAGTATTTATACCAGATATCCCCTTTGGTTTTTGTCATTATAAAATTATCAAATGCGTTTTCAATTTCTTCTATGCCATCATCAAATACTTTTCTATCTAACACTACGTCCTCCTCCAGTCTTTATTTTTTTTATTAACACTTCCACCCTTATCCTGTGTCCGAGATAGCCAGTTTGTTATAAACTTTAGCCAATTCCTTTTATGTCCTTTAGCTCCAGCTGAAAGTATCCATGCTTTCATTTTTTTAAGCTCAAGCTCTATATCACAAGCTGGATATGCCTCATTCCACAGCTTTTTATTTTCTTCGCTTATATTTTCCCATTTAGAAGTAGAAAAATTGAAATTAATTTTAGGTTTTTGCTCTGACTTATTTTTAAGGTCAGAGCTATATATATTTTTATTTAATTTCATTTCATTTACTTTCATTTCATTTGTGGATTTCTTACGTTGTTTATCCTTTTTCTTTCGGGATTTCTTACGTAAGAAATTAGGTTTTTTAGGGATATCTACAACCCTATTACGATATGCGTCTTTAACATTTTCAATAAAATTATCACTCCAAACTATTCTTTCCTGTTCCCATAAATCCCTGTCTATAGCTTTTAATGTGGCTAAAAGATTTAGAATTTCATTACATTTTTCCTTATCCATTTTTGTTTTAGCTATTAAATATTCCCAATCCGCTCCATTTTCTAAATGCAGGTAATGTCCTTCCGAGCTTCCCAGAAGTTCCAATAATTTAAACCAGAAAGCATAACCGTCATTACCGTATTTTTGCTCTAAAATAAACATAGTCTTACCGTGTATACAGTAATGTGGGAAATAATCTACTGTTTGTTTTTTTGGCCTACTCAAATTTACCTTCCTAAATTACAATTTGTTATATTCTCTTCTTCGTAATATGGTTTAATCAATTACCCTTACCTCTTTCACCTCTTTCTAATTCCTTTAATCTTCTTATGCAATCTTTCCTTAAGTGAGGTTTTAAATTCCTATCCTTTAATTTATCTTTAAAAAAAATTATCAAATTATCTGTATTACCTTTAAGCCAGTCATAATTTTTGAAATTATATTCAAGCTTTTCTTCCAAATCTAAAGTAAGTTGTTCCAATCTTTACTCCATTTCCCACAGGCACAAAATACGGATCTTCATAATATGGTTTAATCACTTGGAAACTCCTGTATTTTTTCATGCCATTTGAGATTGTCTTTTAGGAATATTGGTATATTATTTGCCCTACAATTCCTAATTAAAAAATACACCCATTCCTTTTCCAATTTAACTTTATTGCTTCCTGTTAATTTCCCTATAATAACCCAGTCAATTTTCCTAAAATATCCATCTATCCGCGATGGGGTAATTGCTTCAAGTAACGGCTCAAAAGATAAAAACTTTAATCCCTGATAGTTGTTAACGAGGGCATACATTAAGTCTAATTCTCTTTGTTTTGTGATTGTTGCACCAATCCAGATGTTTTCTTTAGCTTGTAATCTAATATTTTCTGGATTTTTAGTTAATAATTGAAAAGTAAGATGTTTATATTCTGGTTTTGAGATTTCATTTAAAACTGCATCACGCCATTCTTCTGGTGTCCATTCAGCAAATAAATCTGCCACAGAACATACAAAGATTTTTGCCGGTTTTCTTAGTTTTCTTAGTTCAGATAATCTTTCGGGATAAAAGGTTGGCTCAAAACTTCTATGAAACCTGGTAAATAACTTTTTTGCATAACAATACCAGCAATTACGCAGGCAACCTGTAATCGGATTCCAGCTATAATCTGTCCATTCTATTTTTGTTTTATTCATTTTTCCTAACTTTCTTTATGTCAACTTTCTTTATGTCAAATTCATCTATAATTTCATTGCAATAAGGACAAACATTAAAACTTGTTCTTACTCCACAATCGGGACACTCTTGGAAATAGCTATGTCTTTTTATTTCTATTTTCAAATTTTTAGATAAATCTTCTATTTTCACTTTTTCCTACTTTTTAAATATTCTACAGCTTCCCTATATTGCGCTTGTGTTGATTTAATCACTTAAAGCCACTTCCTTACTCTCAATTACAAGCACATTTAAATTTCTTCTTCCAAATTTAAACGCATTATCTAAGTCATAATTAAAATATAAGTCAATTTTTTTACCTTTAATTAAATACCCGCAGTCAGCAGCTAAAAAGGAATATATTTTGCCTTCAATTTCAACCAAAACTGTAGAACCGTAAGGGATTAACTCGGGGTCTACGGCACAAAAATTAAAATATTTATCCCATTTTGCTATATCCAGACCAATTGCGGATATGTTATTACATCCTTCATCAAGTGAGGTATAAGCGCTGACGTTGTATATATCCCAGTAACCTAATTTTTTATTTATATATTTATTAACTTTTATGTATTCTTTTTCTTTTACAACTTTTACTTCTGTTACAACTTCTTTTTTTACTTCTATTCTGGGATAATTATCAATCCAGTAAAATACTATCAATCCAGCCACGAGGGTTAAGATTATAAGTAAAGCTACTATTCGTTGTATTAGGATTAATTTTTTATAGTTAATCATCTTTTTTAATATAAAAACTATAAGGTTTGCAATCAATATAGAGCCTTCCAATATACTTTAAATTCTTAACTCTATTTTCTAATTGCTCAATCCGTTCATCTTTATATAAGATAAACTCAATTAATTTTTCTTTACTAAATTTTTGTAATCTATCGTAATTCATTTAATCCTCTTATTTGTTAAAATTAAATAAGCTATTATTAAGATTAATATAACTGCTAAAAGTATATATTGAGTTATCATATTAGTTGTAATTGCCTATTTTTATAAAAAGATTTTCTTATAGCTTTTGCTCTTTTTGAGAGTTTTTTAATTCTTGATATAAGCTCTCTGTGTGCTATTTTAAAATCCTCTTCAGTCTCAATAAAATAAACTCCGCTGTGATTAGTAGAGCAAGAGCCGATAGGAACACCACAGTTTACAATTAAATGCACTATCAAGTTTCTCATCTTACGTTTGTTTATCTGAAACTTATAAGCTAGTGCATCATTAGATATAGCATGACTAATACCATTGCAGTAATTTTTAAGGTATTCTACTATATCGGCTTCTTGTGGATTTAGGTTGTTGTGTTTATATTTCATAATATTTTATCTAGGGAGACCTGCTGGCTTTGTTACAGCTAATATATTCAGCAGGCAACTAATGCTATAGCTATGGACTCCCCATTTTTAAATTAATCCTTTTTGTTCTGCTTCTTCATAGCCTTTTTCTATTTCTTCTGCTTCGGCATCTTTTTTATCCAGTTCTTTTTTCAAATAGGCCATAAATTCATCAAATTGTTTTCTTGTAAGTTCCTTTGAAGATTCTTTTATTTTGTATTTTTTAATTAAATACTCTTTAATTTCTTCTTTGGTTTTTCCAAGTTTGGAAACCTTTATCCACATGTCTTTAAGCTCATCAATTGTTACAGGCATGCTTTCAACAAGATTTTTTTCGTGTAGATCTTCCTCTATATCTACGACTTCCGGTACTGGTTTTTTAAGCTTAAGCACTTCTCCGGGATCCGCCCCTAAGGACTTCATCATTTCTGCAATATTTGCCTCAAGGCGCAGGACATAGACAATTTTTTTCTTTCCTTCCGGATTTACTTCCTGCGGGACAACTTCTAGAATAAAAGGGATCATTGCCAGTCTTCCACGTGTTAGTTCTTTTGCATACTTTAAACCACCATTTACATTCAGAATTGAGTTATAGCTTGATGTATCCAGCTGGTAAACACCAAAACGATTAACGCCTAAAACAATAAAATGCAAGTTCCCTATAGTTTTACACTGATTCTTTTTCCAGTATTCGCAGTTTCTTCCCAAACATTCAATTTCTTCAAATTCCCCTGTTTTTGGATTTATGGCGTTGGCTACTTCTCCGTCTCCCTTGCAGACAAGACCAGTAGATTTTCCATAACGTTTATAGTACTGCGGAAAAATCTCCTCAATATTATCGGAGTGAAAAGTGATGTTAAGACGCTTTGGTTTTTCTCCGTATACCGCCTTAACTTCCGGCGGACATACAAAATAATCTACTGCTTTTGGATATTCTACTTTAGAACCTTTTACTTTCTCACCGAGTCGGATTTTGCCAATGCGTGGAATCCGTCCCCTTCCTTCAAAATCTTTTATTGGCATATCTTTCCTTTCTTTTTGTTTTTAATTTTTTTCTGTAGCTTATAAATTTTTAAACAGCTTAAAAATATTTCAAACTCATCTTTAAGATTGTCTGCTGAAATTGACTGTATTGAAAAACTATCATCAGGACTTTTAGGAATATTTACCGGAACAACCCTTTCTGGTGGTTCATAGCCATTTTCAATCAAAAGATTATTAAGTGCGGCAAGCTGATAAATATTTGTTTCATAAATCCCTGAACCGGTTTTAAAATCCCACAGTTCTCGCCTATCATCAAAATAAGCGTAAAGATCAAGGGTTCCACCATAACCGTATTTTTCAGAGACAAGCGGAGTTTCTGCAACTATAAGTTTTATTTTCTTTTTCCTTATAAGCTCCTTAAATGAGTTAAGGCTGTTTTCTGACCAATCCCAGACCTGTGGGCTGATGTTGTAATTGTCTATCTCGTATCCTAAAAAATAGCCGAGTATTCGGGCGTGTATTACGGTTCCAGTATTTGCTGACTCATCCCTTTCGTATAAATTTTCTCCATTTATTCCTTTATTGTAAGCCCACACAATTAGAGCAGGTTTCGCTAAAACATTTAGAACAGTGGTAACTCCAGGGATTTTCTGTTCGTTTTTATCTTTATAGGTGATATGCGGTTCGTTAAAATTAAGTCTTACTTTTTTTATTTTACTCATCTTCTATCTCCTCGTGGTATTCACATCCAGTTACATCTCTATCAGGATCACTAATATCAGATTCAACAAAGAAACAATACCAGCTTGTCCCGAAGTCATATAAATGTTTACAATTGCTACATTTAATATTCTCCATCATCTTCTCCAAATACTTCTGCTTTGTAATCATCAGTTGCCCTAAACATTTCAATTTCTTTGTCTGTTTCTCTTTCTATCTTTAGTCTTATTTCTTCTTCCAGTTTCTTTACAAATCCAATTAAATCTTCCCTGCTGTGGAATGTTATAGTTATCTTTCCGTAGACATACACAATCTTATAATCGTTGTTTGCATAGTGTAGTATTGATAGATGATCGCTATCAAATTTTTCTATATCAAAAAAAACTCTCGTATCCATAATTACTCCTTTTCTTTTTTCCTCATAGCAATAACCACATCTGCCGTAAGCATTCTTCTTATAACTTTCCGGCATATCGCAGTTTTTGCATTTTATGGGTAATTCCTTTTCTGTCCATCTAATCATCTAAATCTCCTTAATACTGGAGGCGGATCTTACGCCGCCTCCTTTGATAGTATCCTGTTCGCTTCCCTGGAGTGCGCCAGTGATTTATTTATATGTGTTAAAGCTATAATTTGATTTCTAATTGAATCCTTAATGCTATCTCTGGCGTCCATCAGAGTAGCTTGTGAATCCATATTTTTATAAATTATTTTTAGTTTTCTTTGTTTCACGTCTCACCTCCTTTCTCTTTAGCCTTGCGAGAGCGCTCCTTTTCTCATTTCT